ACGGCTGAGCTGTGTTAATAGAATCCAAATAATTCTCACACCATATTTGGTCATCATATGAATATTTATATAGAGAATGAACAATCTCTCGAGATCCGAGGCTTATTCGATTCGGTGGGTATAGAGCAAACATACGTTCTTCAGTAAGAGGTATACTATCTACTTCTGATTCTGCAAATTTATGCACATTGAGCATTCGCTTACTGACGTGAACACCGCGGGAAACCCGCAAAAGCATTCTAGCGAAACTTGACACAACAGGACAATCATGAAATTGATAATACGTAGAAAACCCGTACGCACGAACCAAGGACATCTTGGTACTATTCTTAGCGGACGCAAACTTGTTGTCTATGTATCCGCCCCGGCGCAATACCCTGCCGGGATCTACTAAGTTGCTGAGTGCTACCTCATCGAAGACCATTCCGCAGAAACTTGCCGTAGAGAGCCTAGTATGTTCTTCGATCTTGACAATCAAACCATACTGAGCAAACATTTCTGTAGTGGGCACACACCCTAATGGAACTTCGAAAAGTGAATCATCACCTTCGACAACTATTCGAATAAGAATAAATTTAAAATTTGTGTACATTATATGCATAATCACAATCACATTAGTGACACCATTTCCCAGTGAAGTGTTCATGTCCCCTGACATTCTCTTCGCTAGTACTTTGATTGTGAAAAATCTAAAAACGCACACATTTAACATGTAAAAGGACTTACATATTAACTCTGCATAAAACCCGTTAAGCACAAAACGATAAATTTCGTACTCAACAGACACACATAATTGCAATCCAAATGAGCTCTAATAGGAAGTATAATCTGTAGCTATATACTTACCTGGACCTGAGATCTTCTCCGTGATATATTGAGGTCTATCATTCACGGGAACATTCTTTATGAAACAAGGGTTATTGTAAACAATTTTCTCAACTGTTTTGACCAGAGGGCCAAAAATGATCTTTGAGAAATCAACACGCCCATTTATGGATCTAGGCATCTTGAAACCAGGATATTGTTCAGCTTTAACAAAAGAATGAACTTTGAGCTGCTTTGCTCTAATTTTGTCAACTTTTAACGACTTCAACAAAAAGGAAAAAGTCTCTGGATCATCCAACCACCACTTGACTAGATCGTCAAATGGGAGGGTTCGATCGCCTCTCTTTCGGGATAGAGGGTTTCGAAACTCGCCGGTTCCTCCTCGCACAATTCTTCGGATTCCGAGAGCTCCGTTGGATCGCCAGTAGAAACCGGGGAATAACCTTGTGTACATGTCAACCAAGACTGCACGTTGGACCATTGTATAGTTCGTCTTGAATAACCAGTCGTAGAAACCGAGGACGAGCTTGTCTGCACTATGGAGGTTTCGTTTTGCCCAATTTCGAGTAAATCTGCGTAGAGAGCGCAGAGAAATTTCACAGGGCTTTGGAGTCCTGCGGCAAAAACGATGTATAGCGCCGACCAATGAGCCGAATGCACTCTTG